ATCCAGCGTTTTTAACAGGATCGCACTCAACGCCATGGGCATGATTATCGATCACACGACCGCTAACTGACCCATGGTATTGCATCATGGTCTCCTTATTCAAAAATAGTGGACTATTCGGATTATAATTCGTGGCCATTATAATAGTACCGGTAGAACCGTTCGTATTATTTAAAGCAGATGCATCAACGGTGCTTTCAAATTCATAAATAAGCTGAATAAATTCATACTCTTCATAATTAGCAGCAAGCTGTGCAAGCCATGGAAAATTTTCGCCAAGACCAGGATTTAATGAAAATCCTTCGATCGAAAAGTTTGATGATGGCCCGCCATATATGTCTTGCAAATATTCTCGATTTTCGAGAATAAAATCACCAGTCTCATCATTAGGGCCAGAATATAAAGGAGCCATGCTAGAAGAGCCTTCAATTAAGGAATTGACATTCCCCATATCGGCACCTCGCATGCCAGCATACGATCCACGGCCGCTATACAAGCCTCTTCCAGAATACAATCCCCTGCCAGCAAGGCTAGACAAACCGGCTGCCTCACCAGCAACGGTTTTAGCTAGCTTACCAATACCTTTGGCGTAACCACCTGCAGTTCGCAGCATTTTGCCGAACGAATATTTACCTCGTCCTGTCATCATAGTTGCTGCTCTATTAGCCAATTGAGCAGGACTGGCTAAACGTTTAGATGCTCCAAACGTCTGCAAAGACCAGTCACTGCCACGCTGCATAAAAGGACGAGAAAATTGTGCAGTTGGTCTTGCTACTCTCATAGCACGCTCACGTGCTCTAATAGCACGTACAAAAGCAGGCACATTTTGTGCCTGAGCTCCGCCACCTCCGCCTAGTTCCATTCCTTTTTTTAAAATTTTGGTTGGGTTAATTCAAATCGATTAATTTGTGATAAAAGTACAAAAATACAAATTTTTACAATTCATCAGATTCGTAATCATTTAAATCTACTTCCGCTTGGTGACGATACGGATCGTCATCAGCAAGTTTGCCACCGCCAATCGGAAGTTTACTCTGTCTGCATCGTCTCGGGAGCTGGTATGACGCCAATTGGTTGACCAATTGGTACAACAATATCAGCTCCGAGGTCGGTGCAGGATCCTTTGACAAACCGTTTGACTCGACCAGGAAGGAATTCAACAATGACCTCAATGCGGCGGAGAAGTTGTTGTATATCTTCTTCTGTTCGAGTCGACCAGGTCTGCTCAACAGAGTAGGGGGTGGAGATAAATATTCTGCGAGCCCTAAAGTTGATATTGCCTCCTTTACTTTGAACGAACAACGGGTATTCGTCAAACAACTGCAACAGGAAGGAGAACGTTGAAAAATTGCATCTGTACTCATCAACGCAGACGTCATAGTGGGTACACGGATCGTATCCGCACCACCACATGCCGCTTTGTTTCCAGTATGCATCTCTGCCCAGTTGTCGCATGGTGTGAGACTTGCCAAGTCCGGTAGCTCCATAGAACCAGAATACTTTCGTTTTCTGGTCTCGATCTGGGGAGATAATGCTACGGATAGCAACGACTCCCTTGTGATACCGCAAGAAGTTGCAGGGATCAACATCGATGATGTCAAGCAAGGATTTGCTGCTATCTCGTGCTGCTTCGGCCAAACTACTGAGATCAGATCGCTCTCCTGGGTTTGGCAATTGTCCTTTCTCGAAGAACTCAGTTCCTGGTCTTCGGGCATTTTCTGGAAACTCCGCATTGGGTTTGGTACAGTAAGCTCTATTTCGTTGCGCCGACGCTTTGCTGGCCTCGATGTGAGCTCGTTCACCCAACATCCGCTTCCAGGTGCTGAAAACTGTGGGTTTGTCGACTCGACAAAACCCTTGGATGTGAGGCGTTCCTGTAGCGCCAATCTCTTCTTGGCAGATAAGGTACGTAAAGGGTCCATCTTTAATGTGCTGATATTCTTCCACAGTGTAATTGTTTAATGTAAAACAAACAGATCTAGGCCTTGCCATATTTAAATAAATTTAAATTTATGACAAAACAAACAAAATGTTGCACAAAACAAATTTGTGCAACATTTTGGAGATCCTCAGTACACATTTAAATAATTACAAACCTGAGAATAGATCACAAAAAACCAATAAAAAAAGATCCTGACTTCAAAAAAAATTTTTTTAAGACCGGATTAAATAATCCGGAGTCCGGATAAAAAAATCCGTACATGTTCCTGAGTAACAAAATAAAAAATTTTCAACTCAGGATGCACATGCACGGGGGTGGGGGGTAATACTATCCCCCACCCCCGTGCATGTTATAAGTACATCATAAAAAAATGACGATAGATATTATTATATCAATCGTAATATTTTTTATTTTATACTATATACATATAGTAATATATATTGTACTTATAAGAAAATGGCTAACCGTTCTGGGTCCGCATTAGGACAAAGAAATGCTAAACCTACAGCAGCAGATCTATATTATAGTACACATGGACTTAGTAAACTCAAACTGAAATACTTGAATGATGACAAGCGTTACAAAAAAGCCATAAGCAAATTAGAAAATAATAGACAATATAGTCTAAATGATCATGAAGTAAGTTTACTTACTTCAATGGAAGGTATATTAGTTGATAAAGCAAAATTGCATGCAGTTTACATATATAAAGGTTCACTTTACAATGCAAACGACAAAAAGCCAACTAAAGAAAAACCTAATTTGCCTGATGATGGTTTTGCAACGCCGGCTTACGATCTATTCACAAGACCACTTGTGAATAGACGTCAATCATTACACGCCACAACAGGTTGTGATATAAGGCAAGGTGTATGTGGTTTGATAAGCACAAAGATCCAAGAATACATGAAATATCATTTAAAACAAGGTTTTAAAAAAGATGATATAGATAAAATGCTGATCAGGGAAGCAGGTCCCGTAATATATAATTGGGCATAATTAATTAATTATAATATTAATATATTTTAAATAGATATAACATTTCTTAAGAATCCTGACTCTGACCCTAACCAAAATAGTATCTTCAAACAACCTACCAGACAGAGCTGGCGCGCATCAAACCCTAGAATAGGGTTGCTAAACTCCGACAAGCTCCGTTTAGACAACCCTAATCTAGGGTTTGATACTTGCTACTATTTTACACAGGCGAGGTGATAACTCCTAAAGAGTTAACATAAACAGGGGCGGAGTAATTGGTACTCAAGACATTCTGATTTAACTGTCTGATTTCCAACGACGTCTGACTTGGAGCAATATTCATACCAGTAAAACCAAACCTAATAGTGTTATCAGTACCTGCGGTAACAGGCTGAACCCTGACACGAATTAACAAACAAATTTGATTAACCGTGGCACAATAAACAATACTAGTTGGACTATCACCTGAAGAAAAAGATGTACTTCCATAAGTATCCGCAACCTCTTCTATATTACCTTGTCTTGCAAGTACCGCGGTAGTGGGACCAGTCCCAGTAACCCACGGTAAAGCAGTCTGGGTTGGAGCAGCAGTCCAACCAGTCGCGCACTCACACAAAAATCGAATTTCAAACATTCCTGTTTGAAAATCAGGAAAAGTTATGCGAATCTGAGGAAGTGTCGCAGCTGATGTCCAAGCAACATTAGTTCCATTAGGTTGTAAATCCACTCCTTGAGTGTCAAGTTTAATGGGAAAGTAATTCTGTTGCATTGCCAACAAATTTCCTAAAGGAAAAACGTTGGTCTCTGTACCAGGGGTACTAACAAACCTACTTTCAGGAATAGCGCTTCCAATAGCAGTAAACAAACGAGGTTTACTAAGACGTACTTTGTATCTTACAAATAATGAACCAATTTGTTGGTTCTGGAAACCAGAAGGTAAATTTACAGTAGCAAGCTGAAATTTACCTAAATCATAACTCTTAATATCTTCACTTATTACAACAGGAGATGTTCTAACAAGTTTCTGGGCAGATCCAGCGTTTTTAACAGGATCGCACTCAACGCCATGGGCATGATTATCGATCACACGACCGCTAACTGACCCATGGTATTGCATCATGGTCTCCTTATTCAAAAATAGTGGACTATTCGG